TCAGTCCCGCAACTCCGATCCCGAGGGTCGTGATCGCGAGCGCGGTCGTCGTCCAGGCATGGGTCAGGATCCCGGACAGGGCGACGACGACCGAGACGAGGACGACCCCCACCATCACGGCGTAGACGACCGCCCGGGCGTGCAGGCTACGCGAGGGCTTCACTCGCCTGCTCCTCCCGCGTCAGGCGGGCCGCGACCTTCCTCGGATCCTCCCCTCGGAGCTTCGACTCGACGTAGTCCGAGGCCGAGAGCCCGGTCTCCTCGGTCCCGCGCTCCAGGATGTCGAAGCCGCCCTCCGAGAGCCGGAGCGGGACCCGGCGCGTCTTCGGTCGATACGCCGCACGGGGTCCGCCGACCCGGGGCTGTGGTTTGCGCTTCGCCATGCTGTCAGACCTCCGAGGTCATTGTAATACAAACCGCGTCAGGCGCGGACCTTCAGGGCCCGCGTCGCCGCGATCTCGCCCTGCCAGCGTTCGAGGACCTCCTGGTCCGGGAGGTCCCCGACGGCTGGGATCTCCGCGATGTAGTACCGGACCCCGGTGTAGTCGATGCCCATGCTCGGGTCGTACGGGTTCTCCAGCGCCGCGTAGCGACCCCCGGAGGGCCGGTAGATCCCGTCGTCGTTCGCGCGGCGCGCGCAGCCGTTCGCGAGGAGCCACTCCTGGCAGTCGAGGACCCGCCGCTGCGCGGCCTGCTCGTGGAAGAACGCCGCGACCGGCCACTCGCTCCGGTCGGAGTACTCGCCCGTCGTCCCGAAGACGACCCAGATCGTCACGGGACCCGCTCCGTGTAGATGCGCTCGACGATCTCGGCCTGTCGGTCGGACATCGCACGGCCGCGCGCGAGCTGGTCCTTCAGCGACGCGACGAAGTCCTCCTCCCAGGGCGTGAGGTTGACCCCGTCCTCGACGATCCGCTCCAGCCACTCCGTCGCCTGCTGCTGGGTCATCGCTTCCACGCCTTGTCCGCGCCCGGAGGGTGGCCGACATGGAACCCCCCGCAGGACGGGCACGCGTACCCGCGTACGCCGTCCCCGTCGAGCCCTCGGCGCGTCAGGCTCCGCGCCTGCGCCTCCGCCGCCCCGATCGTCTGATGCCGCTCCTTCCGCCAGCAGACCCGTCGCAGCGGGACGGCCGACGGGAAGTCCCCGAGCCTGAACCAGCCCGGGGCGCTCACTCGACCGCCTCCAGGAAGGCGACCTCGGCTGCGCCGACGACGTTCTCGACCCAGGGCTCCTGGATGAAGCCGCCGCACCGCTGGGTCGCCCGGTCCAGGAACGTGCACCGGCCGAGGACGACCTTCGGGATGATCGACGGGACGCGCCTGACCCCGCCGAGCGGGTCCAGGACGACCGCGCCCCGGCCCTCGGTGAACCGCTCGCGGACCGCCTCGACCGGCTGGCCCAGGTGCTCCGCGATCCGCTCCAGGTCGCCAGCCATCAGCTGCCCGGGGCGGTCGCAGCACTGGACGCAGCGGCGACAGGCGCAGACCGTCCGCTCGAACGGAGGGGCGGTCACGCCGCCCCCCTGATCCGGATCGCGCGCTCGCCGGGACGGACGACCGCCTCCAGGGCCGCGACGGTCTGCGACATCTGCTCTCCGAGGCGCGTCCGGAAGTCCTGGTCGTCCCGGACCGCCTCGATGTCGACGCCGTGGAGGGACGTCCGGATCTCGGCCATCAGCCGCGAGAGGGTCTGGTCCCCGGTCACGTTCCGGTGGGGCTCGTAGGAGAGGAACTGCCGGAGGTTCTCCAGGGTCGACTCGTGGATCCGCCCGGGCTTCCCCGTCTCGGCCTTCGTCGCCAGGAGCCGGTCCCGGAGGGTCGAGACGAGCGTGAGCGCCTGCGTCCGGAGGAGCGACCGGATCTCCCGGGCGGTCTCCTGCGTCGCGTCCGCGATCTCCTGGGCCTGCTGCCGGAACAGCTCCGGCGAGATCGTCTGCAGCCGGTCGTCGGCCCCGAGGTTCAGGTAGCGCCAGGAGACCGAGAACATCGCCTCCAGCTCCGCGACGGTCGGGTAGTCGTCGATCCTGAACTGGTCCCCTAGGCGCGACCGCATCGCCTCGACCCTGGTCGGCCAGACGGCGACGAGGTCCCCGACGGCCGACGCGAGCTGGTCCCTGAACTCCGTCAGGCGGGAGTCCGACTCGCGGACCAGCCCGATCGGGAGGAGATGGATCCCCGGCTTCAGGAACGAGGGGACCGAGACCGCGTAGATGAAGGTCAGGATCCGGTCCTGGACCCGGTTGACGGCCCGCAGCTCGTCGCAGTCGATGAGCCGCTTGCGGAGCGAGAACAGGTTCTTCTCCCCGTCGGTCTGGACGATGTCGGTGTCGACCTTGCGGGCGTTCGTGAAGTGCCCCATCGAGACGAGGATCCCGATCGTCGCGGCGTTGACGTCTGGGAGCCGGTCAAGGTTGAGCGACGAGGTCGCTGGCGTAGGTCTGCTGCTCATGGTCGCTGGTCTCCTGCGTTAGTCGGCCCAGTAGAGCCCCGAGAGGCGGAAGGACTGACGGCCGTCGAGCGAGGTCACGTCGATCGTCCGCATCGGCAGGACCGCCACGATGCGGCAGGCGATGCCGCGCACGTAGACGACCTGACCGACCTCGGGGCGCTTGGGGGCTTCGTTGGACATGAACCGATTGTATGTCAAACGGTCGATGTATGTCAATCCCTCAAGATGATCGCGCGAACCGTCCGTCCGGTCTCTCTGGAGAGGTCGCGCGCCCTGAGGAGCGCCGGGTTCGAGTCGTCCGGGACCATCGTGACCGGCGAGATGTCCTGCTGCCGCGTCTCGTAGCTCCGGCCGCTGCGGACCACTGGCGACCCGTCGTGACGGTAGGCGTCCATGTGCCAGCAATGCTTATGGGACGAGAACCCCCGACAGGTGCAGCGGACAGCTCCTGTCGCGCGGTCGCGCCGGATCTCATGGATCTGCCCCGGCGTCGAGCGGCTCCCGTTGACCGCGAGGACCTCGTACTCCGTCCCGTCCGTCCTGGTCCGGAGTACCCGTGTACGGACGGGCGCGATTGAGACGACCGTCCAGAACTCCCCGATGTTCGCAGGAGCCCCTGTCGCGAGCACGGCTGGCTGCGCCAGGAGCCGTGCTCGCTCGACGGACGGAGCATCGACCTCGACTCGGTGCCGCGTCGTCCTGGTGAGTTCAACAGAGAACCGAGGCATCACAGCCCCAGGTGCTCGCTGAGCCACTCGTGCTCGGCCTGAAGGGCCTCTTGGCGCGTCAGGAACGGCGTCCCGTCCGGACGGCGGAGGACCGGCCCCCCGGAGGGGGCCATGTCCGCGATCCAGCCCGAGGTCGTCGGCACGACGCCGTTCCCGGCCATCGGGGCAGGCTCCACGTTGCTTGCCCTCGTCGTCACGACGACCTCTGCCCCGAGGTTGCAGAGGGACGCGAGCGCGTCGTCGTAGATGAACGACAAGTCCCCGCCGTCGCGGACGACGACCTTCAGCTCACGACTGCTGCTCGACACGGCTCCCCTCCTCGCGCTCCACCGGCAGCGCCGCCTCCGCCGTGTCGACCGTCTCCTGGACGTCGGCCCCGAGGACCGAGAGGAGCTTCGCCGTCGCCTGACGGCACGCCTTCCCCCGGTAGCCCGTCGTCGAGACCTGGACGGACCCGTCGTTCTTGCAGAGCACCTTGATCTCCTTCATCGTCGTCTCCCTCTCGTCGCTGGTTTTGTCTGAGTCCGACCCGACGTACTCCAAACGGAGTACGTCGGGAGTACGGTCCCGCTATCCGGCGACCATCGCGTAGACCGCGACGGAGCCGTCCTCCTCGACCACGCGGCGGACCCGGTGTCCCTCGCGCTGGAGCTGCCGCTCCGCGACGAGCGCGGCGAACTCCTTCTTCAGGAGCCCCGCGCCCGGTCCGATCTTCGCCTCCAGCCCGAACCCGCCGTTGTACGGGTCGTAGCTCAGCTCGTAGCCGCCCTGGGCGGTCGGCCTGCGCGTCAGGCCGATCTCGTAGGTGTCGCGGCCCGCGCCCCTGACCCGGATCGCGTGGACGCACTTCTGCTCCGAAAAATACGCCTTGAACTGCTCCTGCCCGAGCCTCAGCTCGCAGCCGCGCACCGTCGCGGCCGTGTCGAGGAGGTCGAGCTGGTCCTCCTGGCAGTAGATCCCGCCGACCTTCGTGACGTGTGACATCGTGTCCTCCCTCTCCCTGGATTGTATGTCAGTCTAGATTGTATGTCAAATCGCTGCCGTTACGACTCCTTCAGCTTCCCGAGGGACCGCATCGCGCGCGCCGGGACCAGGACCTCGGCCTCGGCCTCCTCCGTCTTCAGGCCCGGGGCCCGGTACGTCCCCGGGTACGAGGCGCTGATGTACCGCCCGTGCGCCTCCCGCCGACGCAGCGTGATCGTCTCCATGTCCGACCGGGCGATCGGGACGATGAACTCCGCCGCCTCCCGCAGCGTCAGCCGGAGCCGGTAGGCGTTCCGGCAGCAGGAGTAGATCTCGCGGCCGGTCCAGTCCGTGTCGTCCGGGCGCGCCTTCAGGTGCTCCGGCGTCAGGTGCCATGCGGCCTCGTGGATCTTCCAGATCGACGCCCGTTCCTCGGCCGTGGGGAGGTCGAAGAAGAACGTCCCGAGCGAGAACCTGGACTTGAGCTCGCCGGGGAGGTTCGTCAGCCCGTTCGAGGTCGCGTTCCAGGTGACCCGCCCCTGCCCGACGGCCCGGATGACCCGGAGGGCCGCGTTCAGCCGTGCCTCGGACTGGCCCTGGAGCTTGTCCTTCATCTTCCCGAGGTCGATCCGGATGACGAACGAGTCCAGCTCCCGCGCGAGGGCCTTGGCGATCTCCGTCTTCCCGGTCCCGGGCTGACCGTAGGAGATGAACCCGGTCGCCTTGGTGTCCGCCATCTCCTGGAGGATCTGGCCGATATAGTAGGTCGAGATCCCGGACAGGTCGTTCGCCCCGCCGATCTGCTTCTCGATCTCGTCCATGAAGACGATCAGGTTCGGGGGCTCCTCGCCGTGCCGGATGAGCGAGCAGAACCGCTTGATGTTCGACAGCCCGCCGAGCCCCTCGAAGGTCTGCCCGCCGTCCTCGACGGAGAGCCCCGGGGTCATCCGGATCTGGTGCCGCGCCCGGTCGCGCATGGACTCGATGTCGATCCCGGTCGTCCGCAGGGAGACCGACGTGACCTGCTCGGCCGCGAACAGGGAGAGGCCCGCGAGGGCGGAGGTCGCCTTCTCCAGGGTCGGCTCGTCGGCCGGGTCGAGCTTCCCGGCCTTCAGGAGCGACTGGACCTTCTCCGCGAGGACCTCGCGGGTCGGCAGCGCCTCCTCGATCGGGACGACGTCGCGCTCCAGCTCCATCGGGACCGCCCCGCCGAACTGGAACAGGACCAGGGTCCGCCAGTTCGTCTTGAACGGCTCCCGGCAGTTCAGGACGCCCTGGAGGAACTGCGCCTTGTCCGGGCCGGTCCAGAACAGGTGCGCGTTGTGGAAGAAGGTCAGCGTCCGGGGCGGGGCCTTCGCCGCGAGCGTCTCCAGGACGGAGGCCGGGTTCAGGATCCCGCCGGGGGCGACGCCCATCGCCTTGAGCGCCTGCTTCCCCTCCTCGTTGACGAAGGTCAGGCCCCGGATCACGTCGTAGGCGAGGACCGGGGACTTCGGCTCGCCCGGGAAGTCCGTCGCGTCGTCCTTCTGGAGCTGATCCTGGATCGCGAGCTGGCTCGCCGGGGCGTCCGGGGTCGTGTAGGCAAGCAGCGGGGTCGCCACCGACCGGTAGCGGGAGAACAGGTCGAGCGCGTCGCGCTGTGAGGTCTGGGTCATCGTTATGGCTCCTTGTCGTCGCTGGTCTGTGAACCGTATCAGAACGGGAGGTCGTCGGCCGAGAGGATCGCGGGCATCGTCGCCAGCTCGCACCGCTCGCACGGGATGGTTCGGTCGGCCGCGAGCCGGTGCACGAACCCCGAGGTCCGGCCGCGCGAGGAGACCAGCCGGTTCCCCCGGAGGGTCAGCCCGTAGCGCGCCGGGGCCTCGGTCAGGTGGGCGTCGCAGAGCGGCTCGTCCGGGAGCCCTGACTGGTGCCCCCGGGCGTCGGTGTGTCGGATGAAGTGGGTCGCGATCGTCATGTTCTGGATTGTATGTCAAACGAGTCTGTATGTCAATCGCGGTCGTCAAGCCGGTCGTCGTCGAGCGCGTGGTCGGCCTCGACCTCGCGCCAGTCTTCGGCGGACATCTCGCAGAACCGCGCGTCGTCCAGGTCGTCGCTCGCGAAGGTGACGACCCCGGAGTCCGCGAGGATCTCGTACGCCTCGTCGTAGGACGGGCGGGCGATCTCCGGCCAGTAGCCGTCGGGGACGTTCTCCGCGCCGACCCTGAGGGCTTCGGCTTCGAGCGCGTCGTTAACGAGGAGGTCGTGGGCCTGTCCCACGACCCACTCCTCGGTGACCGTCCGGACTTCAGGGTAGATGATCCGCGGCATGGCTACCTCCCCTCCATCTTCCGGGCGACGCCCCCGTGGGCCTTCGCGAAGGACTCCGCGCGCTCGCGCGTGATCCCGAACATCCGCTGGGAGAGATGGGGGCCGACCCACTCCCAGTCCGCGCGCCCGATCAGGGCCTCCGCGAGAGTCCGAAACTGGTCGAGGGTCGCGTCGTTCATGAGGTCGCTCCTGGGATCGTCGCCGGGGTCATTCCCGACCGACAAACGGATTGTATGTCAAAGGCCGGATGTATGTCAATCCCTATCGTCGAGCCGGTCCTCGTCGAGCGCGTGGTCGGCCTCGACCTCCCGCCAGTCCTCGGCGGACATCTCGCGGTACTCGTCCTGAGCAGTCGTCGAGACGAGCCGCTGGACCCCGACCAGGGGCCGTCCACGGAGCGGAGTCCCGTCCTGGCGGAGCCCCTCGATCATGTCCCGGTAGTCCTGCTCCGAGACCTCGACGGTGACGGTGACGGTCTTCGGTGTCATGGCTGGCCTCACTTCACAGGCGCGTTGCATCGCGCGCACTCGCATCGGATCGCCTCGCTCACGCGGGCGAGCGCGCGGCGCTTCGTGTCCTCGGCGATACCGTGCTCTCCCCCAGGCATGATCCATCCGAACGGAAGGTCGATCCAGTAGCCGTCCGGAGGTTCGTGCGAAACGGTGACGTCGCGCGGCGTCAATCGGGTCTTCATGGGCCCTACGCCTCCGTGATCGCGCCGGAGCGGACCGCGCGCGAGAAGGTCAGGACGTCGATCTTCGTCCGGCCGTCGAGCCCGTCGACGCACCGGAGGGTCAGCGTCCCGCCGAGCCCCTCGTCCGGCTGGTAGCGGGTGACCATGAACGGGACCTCGTCCGCGAGGGTCACGAAGGTCCGCCCGAGGAGCGCGTCAAGCTCGTAGCCCGCGACGCGGGTCATGGTGGGTCTGGTCTGTGGCATGGTTTCTGGTCTCCTGTGCTGGATGGGGTGAGCCGGTTACCGGGCGACGGTCGGCAGTAGCGTGACGACCCAGTCGACGATCCCCGCGAAGGTCGAGACGGCGGCGATGAACCCGGCGACGAGGCCGAGCGCGATGAGTCCCTGTCCGTTGGCGTTCATGATCTCCCTCCCGTGTTAACGTGAGAGGATTGTATGTCAAACGTGGTTGTATGTCAATACCCCGCCCCACTGGAGCGCCATCGCGTCCGCGATCCCCTGATAGGTCTCGCTCCGGAGGGCCCAGCGGTCGGCGGACGGCGGCAGGCGGTTCTGGCCGCCGTCGGTCTGGTTCGCCCAGACCTCCCGCTTCTTCGGGGCCCCGCAGACCGGGCAGGTCGGCCCGAGGTCGCGCACCCAGCGGGGATGCCCGCAGAGCCCGACGAACTTTCCCGGGACGTAGGCCGTCGGGACGAGCGACGGGAGGCCGGAGAGCCACAGGTGGGTCGCCTTCCTGGCGTCGTGGCCGAACTGGTGGGGCTCGATGATCTGGGTCGACCGCCGGATCCGCGTGCTGATGCAGCCGCCCGGGTTCTCCAGCACGATCCGGGGGACCTTGGCCCCGAGGAGCTGACGGACGAATGCGAGGGCCTGCTCCGTCAGGACGGCGCGGCCCGGTCGCCGCGTGTTCCAGTGGAGACCGGACGAGCAGAGGTAGGTGCAGGGGGGAAAGGCGATGAGGACGTCCCAGCCGTCGTCGAGTACGTCGAGGACGTCGCCCCGGATGTGGTGGGGGCTCCCGTCGGAGGCGGCGAGCAGGTCGCAGGACTTGGCGTCGTGCCCGAGCCGCCGGAAGGCTTCGCGGACCTTCCCGGAGAACTCGCAGGCAGCGAGGACCCGGAGCGGGCGGCCGATCGAGAAGTCGAGGCCGCTCACTTGACCGGGACGACCGCGTAGAAGTCGTTCGAGTACCGGCGGCCGGACGGGGCCGGGGCCGAGGGCCCAGAGGCCAGCGGCATCCAGAGCCCGCGCTGGCCGGGCCGGTGGTCCTCGCAGGCGTGGACGATCTTGCCGTTCCATCGCTTCGTGACCTCGTAGGCGACCGGGTTCTTACAGGCGCGGAAGAAGCATCGTGTTTCCATACCCAGGATTGTATGTCAAATCCTCTTTGTATGTCAACCCCACTGATTGTGGGGGCTTTCTGGCGGGTGTAGACTGCTGAACGCCGAGGGGGGGAGCGCGAGCATCGGAGACCGGGGCAGTCTCCGTCCCAGCAGCTCGCCTCCCCCCGCACGACTCCCCCGGACGGCCTGAGGACAGCGCCGCCCGAGGGTTCCTGGTCAGACCCCCGGGTCGGGGGGCTGCGCGGGCGTCTCGGGGGCCTCGGGCTTCGTCCAGACGCCCCCGATCTGCACGTAGCCGTGCGCCGTCAGCCAGTCCGACGAGAACCCCTGCACCGCGATCCCTTGGGTCCGCAGGTGCTCGACGAAGTCCTCCTCCGTGGCGTTCGGGTTGTCCTTCTTGAACAGGGCGAACAGCTGCTTCAGCCCGAACTCCACGATCGGGATGAGCGGCTGGACCTGCCCCGCGACGGCGTTTGCCGCCGCGAGTCCGTCGACGACGTCCTGGATCTTCATGCGTCTCCCTCCGACTGACCGAACCGAGTGAACCGAAGCGGCCCGACTAGCGGGCCAGGAGCGCGGAGGTCCGCGCGTGCGGCGTCTGGAACTCCGGCACCAGCCGCGCGATCGCGTCGAGGACCGAGTGGACGGCTGCGGCCTTCAGGTCTGCGAGCGCGGCCTTGAGCTGGTCGACGGTCGTCACGACGTTCGTCACGAGCTGGACGATCTGCCCGGTCGCGCCGCCGAGGTCGACCCGGCCGATCTTCCCAACGGCGTCGAGGAACCCGGCGATCGCGGTCGAGATCTGGCCCTGCATCTCGATCTGCTTCGAGGCGTCGACGAGCTTCACGTAGGCGTCGAGGAGGTCTGCGAGCTTCTGGCCCTCGCCCCCCGCGACGTACGAGAGCTTCATGACCTCCGCCGCGCGCGCCTCCGTCACCCCGGGCGCGTGCGCGGCCTCCAGGGACGCGACCGTCCGCTGGATGACCTCGACGCCCGCGAGCGCCTTGTACCCGAGCTTCCCGATCGCCTGCGCCTGCTCCGGCGCGGTCTTCGGGGTCTTGTTCCCGCTGCATCCGACCGACGTGACGACGAGGCCCGCGAGGGCCAGTCCGACGAGGATCTTCCGTGTGATCATGGTCTCCCCTTTTCCAATCGACTCCGAATGACTAGACGTTGCCCGTAGCAATCGGGAACTTGCGCTCCAGGCCGGTCAGGATCGTGATGACGTCCTTGAGCAGCGCCACCACGGGCCCGAACAGCGCGAGCGACGCGCACTTGAGGACCAGATGGTACAGGTCGACCGCCGTCACCAGACCGGTCGCCGGTCCGCCGACGAGCAGGCCCACGATCGCGGTCAGGTAGGCGTTCGTGAACCGGATCACGACCGCGAGCAGCGGCGTGATGACCTGGACCACGAGGTTCGGCTGATGGTCCGGCGTGGCGATGACCTGTCCGTCGACGATCGGTGCGCCTGAGTTCTCCGAGCGGACGCCGATCAACGTGACCGGGAGCGGCTGGATCGGGTCCGGCTCCGGCACTGCTCCTGGTTTTTGTCCCTCTGACATGCTTTCCTCCTCAATGAACGCAGTTCGACCAGCGCGGGATCCCGACGAACGACCCGTGGCAGGTGTCGAGCCACTGGGACTGCTGGCATCCGTCGCTCCAGCGTCGCCAGACCTCGATCATGCAGCCTTGCCGCTGGCCGTACCAGGAGTCGAAGCAGGCCCCGTTCGGCCTCTGGGTGCACGGGTGCTGGAGCGGGGCGTAGCACTGCCCCCGGGCCTCGACGGGCTCGACGAGCGACTGGATCAGGTTGTGCGCGTGCGGGACGCCGTCCGGGTCCTTCGAGAGCAGGTCGACGACGAGCTTCGTCCGCCCGGCCTTCGCCGGGGCCGACCGCGCGATCAGGAGGCACCCGTCGGCGTACCGGGAGACGACCAGCTTCCCCCGGGCGTCGTCGAGGAGCGTCGCGCTCGACTCCGGCTGCTCGGCGTAGTGCCGCCCGAACTCGTCGATCGACGCCTGGAGGTTCGCCCGGGCCTGCTCCGCCGTCAGCGCGGCGAGCTCGGGCCGGGCCACCATGCTGTAGCCCCAGACCGCGACCCCGGCGATGACCGCGATCCCGATCGCCCACTTCGGGGCGCTCCCGATCTTGACCCCGGCGAACGTGATGTCGCTGCCGGTCTTCTCCTCAGGCATGGCTGGCTCCTCGCCCTACGGGGCGCTCCCGATGACGACGGCCCCCGGCGTGGCGGGCGTCAGGGTGAAGGACTGGCCCGCCGACAGGCGTCGCCCGTCGACCTCGGTGAGCGCCGCCTGCCCGGGCCGGACCGAGACGGCGACCCCGCCCTTCGCGGTCAGCGTCGTCGTCGCCCGGACGTCCAGGGCCGCGCACCAGGAGTCCTGGCCCCTCCAGGCGCAGTAGAACCGGGAGAGCGTCCCCTTGATCCCGAGCTTGTCGACCGGGAAGTCCCGGACGCCCCAGGGCCCGTCGGTCGACTTGCCCCGGCTCCAGTCCGCGAGGTCCGGCTTCGTGTTGATGAGCGCCCGCATCTGCCGGACCGCCTCCTGGGCCTCCATGAACCCCGGCTGGTCCTTGAACGCGACCCGCCCGTAGACCCCGGCGGCGCTCTGGAGGATGTCCCCCGTGTTCCCCGCCCCCGCGCCGACCGCGCGCGCCATCGCCAGCCGTACCGGGTCGTTGTCAGAGTTGACGCTCGACCCGATCCCGATCGACTCCCCGTCCAGGGTCACGCGCCCGCCGCAGAACCGGGGCTGGGTGTCGCCCATCCAGGGCTGCGTCGACGGCGTCCAGACCCCCTTGGTGCCGGACGTCGACCGCGAGTAGTGCGGGGCCGACAGGTCCCCGACCGAGACGGCCCGGAGGTCCGCGCAGGACTCGCTCGCCGGGGACGTGACGACGACCAGGGTCGCCGGGAACGCCGCCTTGATCCGACTGGCGTACTCCTGGGCCTCCGCGAGGGGGAACGGGGTCGGCTTCAGCGCGAGCCCCTCGTTGACGATCTCGACGAGGAAGGTCTCGTCCAGCCGGGACCGCAGTATCGCGATCACGTTGTCGACGATCGTCGACCGGACCGGCTTCGAGTAGGAGACGTCCGCGAAGACGACGAGCCACGTCCGGAGCCCGGACGCCCGGAGGTAGTCCATCGTCGCGCCGAGGTTGTCGACGGCCCCGGGCTGCGTCAGGTCGTGGTGCCGGTCGTCCCACCAGGGCGACGGGCCCGTGATGTGCCCGAAGACCCGCGCGAGGTCGTGCTTCCCGGGGGCGACGTCCTGGAGCGCCGCGTCGAGGCGCACCTTGTCGTTCTTCAGCCCCCACGCGGCCCAGAAGATGTTGACCCCGCCGTAGTAGTGCCGCCCCGCCCCGTCGCAGAGCCCGTGGTCCCCGCAGAGGAAGACGCGCCCCGGGCGGACGGTCGGGACCGGCTTCGGCCGATGGACCTCGGCCCACTCCTTGCTCGCCTTGACCTCGGCCCGGATCTGGGCCTCCCCACGCCCTCCGCGCTGCTCCTGGAGACAGCCGTCCAGCCCGGAGCCGGGCCCCCGGTCGATCGGGCGGAGCAGCTCCTCTTGCCAGATCCGCTCGCACGTGGCCGTCGCCTTCGCAACGTCGAGCGTCGAGGGCGCTGGCGTCGGCGTCGGCCTGGGCGCGATGTGCGTGCCGCAGGCCGACAGGGTGGCGATCAGGAGGACCAGGGATGCGCGCGCCGTCATGAGACCCTCACCTTCCGTGGAGTGACCGTGCCGTTGCTGCCGCCAGGGCCGACGACGTCGACCCCGATCTCGTAGCTGCCCGCCGAGGGGAAGACGAAGCTGTGGTCCGGGTCGGTGGCCGGGTTGACGGCGACCGGCGTCCAGTCCGTCGCGCCCTCCCGCCGCATCCGCCACGTCAGCGTCGTCGCCGGTCCGCCGCTGAGCGCCCGGACGGCCCGGACCGTCAGGGGATGCGCCCCGGCCTGCGGATTGTAGTCCGTGATCGTGACGAGCGGCGGGTCCGGCTGCGCCGAGGACGGCGGCGTGTAGGCCCCCGCGAGCGCCGCCATCCACGGGCGGAGCGCCGGATGGTCCCTCAGGCCCCCCGGACGGCCCCAAGAGAAGCCGAGGACGAACCGGACCCGGTCGCCCAGCTCGCGGAGGAGCGCCTCGTAGCGGGGCAGACACGCGCCCCAGAGCGCCTCCGAGACCTGACCCGTGCGGTCGAACATCCCGAGCATCGGCGCGAGCGGCTTGCCCCCGGCCAGCGAGATCTGGGCCCGCCACCGTGGCTCGGCCTGCTGGACCGTCTCCCCGTCGGTCTTCAGGTACCACTCCACCCCGACGACGTCGATCCCGGACAGGTCGGCCGGGAGCGTCGGCCCGGTGTAGGAGATCACCGGCCGCAGCGCGACGCCGAGCGACGACATGCGGGCCCTGGCCGCAGCCGCCTCCGCCCGCAGGGGCCCACGCTCAGACGTGACGTAGATGCCCCGGACCTGGGCCCAGCGCCCGCGCCACTCGGCCAGCAGGTCGACGTTCGTCTCGTCGGAGAGTCGCGCCAGGACGACCCCGCGCGACGAGGCGAGCCGCTCCTCGACCAGGACGGAGACCGAGCCCGGAGCCGGGGGGTCCGTCTGGTACCGCTTCGAGTCCGCGAAGAAGCAGCCGACGTGCGCCCGCGTCTTGAAGGGCGCGATCTTCGTGACCGTGACCAGCGGGGGGACCGCATCCGGGACGTCGCCGCCGACCATCCGGGACCCGACGTACTGGATCCCGGTCCAGTGCCGCCCGTTCGGGGAGAGCCGGAGCGTCTCGTGGTTCGAGCCGCTCTGGAGGAGCGTCCCGACCGCCCCGCCCTTGAGCAGGACGACGGCCCCGTCGAGGTCCAGGGCGCTCCCGATCGCGACGTCGCCCGCCGTGACGTGCATCCTGAGGAGATGCCCAGCGACCCGCTCGTCGAGCGGCATGACGGGCCGAGGGTTCCCGTCGGGGTCCCAGTCCCGCATCCCGTTCCCGCCCTCCCCGCTCGCGATGGTCCCGCGCCCGACCTCGGCCATCTCGACGCGCGTCCCCTCGCACCGGACCGCTAGGCAGCGCCACTCGACGGCGCTGACCGTGAAGGCGATCCGACAGCCCTCGCCGTCGGCGCGCAGGATCGTCCGACTCCCGTAGACCGTCGGGGCGACCGGCCAGCCCCCGACCGTCATCGTCACGGGCCACCAGAGCCCGACGGCGTCGCAGAGGACGAACGCCCCCTTGCCCTCCTGGTCCTTGCCGATGACCCAGACCCGGCCGAGGGCGTCGATCCCCGCGTCCGGGAACCGGATCTGCGGCCCGTCGAAGAACGTCTCCCCGATGTAGACGCCCCGCTTGGCCCAGGGCGCGACGACGAGCCGCCCGTCGTCCAGGACCGTCGACTCCCCGAAGCGCGTCATGCTGACACCCCTGTCCGCATCTCCTCGGCCATCCGTCGCCACCGACCGGGCGCAACGTCGCGCGCGACGTGGCTGTCGAGCATCTCGCGCGCGGCGTCCTCGAACCGACCCGCCTTCATGTGGGAGAGCGCGTCGTGGAACCCCAGGAGCCCGCCGAGGCCCGTCTGGAACTCCATCTCGAAGACGACCTCCTGCCGGACGTCGTCGAGCGTCGACCACCACGGGAGCGCGCGGAGGATCTCCGCCTGCCGCCGCCGGATGTCGTTGTCGAGCAGGAACTCGATCTCGTCGCCCGACAGGCCGTTCACGTCGAGCGCGCGCCCGACGCCGATCGTCGGGTGCCCCTGGACCAGCGTCCCTGGGACGATGTCCTTCCCCGTCCGGTCGTCGTAGACGCGGACCCGGCGGGCCTCGGCGGCGTCGAGCTTCGTCTTCAGGCGGTCCAGGTTCATGGCGATCAGCGCCTCGGGATGACGCCCAGCAGGAACAGCAGCAGGAGAACCAGGAGCACGAGCCCGAGGCCCCCGAGCCCGGCCTGCGGCCCGCCGACGTAGTAGCCCCCGCCGCCGCCGAGGAGCAGGACGAGGAGGATCACGACCAGGATGAGCAGCATGGCGTCAGGTCCTTTCGGCTCAGGGTTCACTTCCCGTGGTAGCGGTCGATCTCGCGCGTGAGGTCCCGGACGAGGGACTCCAGCTGCCCGATGCGCTCCAGCGCGTACCCCATCTGGGTCTCGTAGACGGCGAGCTTCGCCTGGACGACGCCCCAGGCGAGCAGCGCCGAGATGGCGAGCCCGATGAGGAACCGGGACCACTCCCCCGAGAACCCCTTCGGGGTCTCCAGGGCGTCGATGCGGCGGTTGTTGGACTCGGTCTGCCGGACGACCAGCTCCGCGAACTTCGTCCAGACCCCGTCCTGCTGCAGCGGGTCATGTGGGCTCACTGGCCGTCCCGATGGGGCGGAGTTGCAGCAGCAGGATATGTCGCCCGAGCGCCTCCTGTTGGCTTGCCCGTAGGATCATTGGCCGCTCGGACCCGTCCGCGCACCGCAGGGGGAAGACCAGGGGACCCTCCCAGCTCCGGGACATCTCGCCGCTCTCGACGTAGTCCTTGAGGATCTGGAGGTAGGCGTCCCGGTGGGTCTCCCCGAGGAGGTCGGTCAGCGGGCGTCCCTGGAGCGCCGGGGGCGTGTACCCGGCGATCTTGTGCATGACGTCGTCCGCGAAGACGATCCGCGACTCCACGTCGACGGAGATGACGCCCTCGACGGCGACCAGATGCTTGCCGATCGCCGCGATCCGCGCGGCCGTCTGGATCTCGGCCTGCCGGATCTCCTGGACCGAGTCCCGGAGCTGCTGCTGGAGCTCGGCGCGCTGGATCACGTTCACGAGGCACGCTCCGACAGTGCCTCCAGCCGGGAGACGATGCTCGCGATCCCCTCCAGGTGCTTGGCCTTGATCGCGTACTCGGTCCCGAGGACCGTCATGGCCTTCCGCAGCGCGTCCGCGTCGTGCTGGAGTCGTTCGTTCTTCATGGCCAACTCCGCTGGGGTCGGGTAGTCCGCGATCGCGCGGCGGTGCCGGATCAGCAGGCCCGCCGTCGTCGCGGAGACGAGGGCCGTGCACACCTTGACGACCATCGCGTACCAGTAGGCCGGGACCCAGACGTTCAGGACGTCGTCGAAGTGGGTCAGTCCGCACAGCGCGATGAAGGCCGCGAACCAGTAGAAGAACCAGCGGAGCGCCCCGTACTCCCGACGACGGAGCAGCACGAGGACCGGGCTGATCGCCAGCATGTAGGACGCCCCGATGACGAGGTCCGCCGCGACCGTCAGCCAGAGGAGCCAAGGCTCCCAGAGCAGGCACATGCCGTGCGGGATGTAGCCGGGCATCGTCAGGGCTCCTGTACCTGCGAGGCGACGGCGAACTCGACCGTCCCCCAGGCGAGGACCGTCTCCAGGTCGTCGTCGAGCCGCTTGAGGCTCCCGAAGTACGGGACGACCTTCTCGTCGGTCGACCCCTTCGGCACGAACCGGTCCGTCCCGCTCCCGCTCCCGTCGGTGTCGACGTCCCTGAAGGTGACCTCGACCTTCCGGGCGGCGGCGTCCGTGATGACGACCCCGCCGATCGCGACGTTGTCCTTCCGCAGCAGCTCCGGGGCGGAGACCTTGTCCTTGTCCTTGAAGACGAACGCGAGCTTGTAGCCCGCGATGCTCCCCGACCCGATGAGCGTGAACCGGAGGATCTTGTCCTCCCCGAGGAAGAACGCTCCGGACGCGGCGGTGATCGCAAACGGTTCGGCCATGTAGCTACTCCTCGCCCTCGGTGCTCCCCAGCAACTCGATCACGCGAACCTCGGACGCCGACAGGTCGATCACGCGCCGCTCTGACGCCGACAGGACGAGGACCCGGACCTCCGACGCCGTGAGGTCGATCGTCGAGACGGACGAGACGCTGCCCGTAGCGTCGCACGTCAGCGGGTCCAGGTCCACCGCGAGCGACCCGACGACGGCGAGGTCGGCGGCGCTGTCGCAGGTCAGCGGGTCCAGGTCGCGGTCCAGCGCGCCGGAGACCGAGACCGTCCCGGCTCCGGCGGCGTCGACCGGGGCCAGCGCGACGTCGAGCGACGCCCCGACGTCCTCCGTCCCCGCGCCCGCCCCCGTCAGCGGGTCGAGCGTCGCGGCCAGCGTCCCGGCGACCCCGGCCGCTGCCGCGCCCTGGGCCGTCAGCGGGTCGAGGGTGACGTCGAGCGTCCCCGAGACGGCCGTCGTCGTCGACCCGGACGCGGCGAGCGTCAGGGGGTCCAGCGTCGTCGCCAGCGTCCCGGCGACTGCGACGGCCCCGGACGACGACGCCGTCGCCGGGTCCAGGGTCGAGGCGAGCGCGCCCGCGACCGCAGCGGCGGCGGCGGCGCTCGACGTCACCGGGGCGAGCGTGACGGCCAGCGACCCGACGACCCCCGTCGTCCCAGCCCCGCCGAGGGTGACCGGGTCGAGGGTCGCCGCGAGGCTCGCACTGACGGAGACCGTGCCCGCCCCGGACGCCGTGGCCGCGTCGAGGGTCCGGGCCAGGGACCCCGAGACCGCGACGACACCCGCCCCGGAGCCCGCCAGCGGGTCCAGGGTCGCGGACAGGCTTCCCGCCACGCCTGCCGCTCCTGACGCCGCCAGGGTCGCCGGGTCGAGCGTGGAGGCCAGCGTCGCGGAGACCGCCGCCGCCCCGGTCCCGGCGAGCGTGGCCGGGGCGAGGGTCGCGGCGAGCGTCCCCGTCACGCTGGCCGACCCCGAGGCGCTGAGCGTGGCCGCGTCGAGAGTCTTCGCGAGGGTCGCGGAGACGGAGACCGTACCGGCCCCCGCCGCCGTCAGGGCGTCCAGCGTCGAGGACTCGGTCCCCGAGACGGACGCGGTGCCCGTCCCCGCCAGGGTCAGGGCGTCGAGGGTCTTCGCCAGGGTCCCGGCGACCGCCGAGGACCCGGCGGCGCTCAGCGTGACGGGGGCGAGCGTCGACGCCTCGGTGCCCGTGACCGAGACGGTCCCCGCCCCGCCGAGCGTCAGGGCGTCGAGGGTCGAGCCGAGGCTCGCGGAGACCGAGACGGAGCCCGCCGCCGCGAGGGTCGCCGCGTCCAGGGTCTTCGCGAGGGTCGCCGCGACGTCCGCCGTGCCCGCCCCGGCCAGCGTGAGGGCGTCCAGGGTGACGGCGAGCGTCCCGTTGTCCGCTCCCGCCTCGACCGTCCCTGCGCCGGACAGGGTCAGGGCGTCGAGGGTCGCGGCCAGCGACGCGCTGACGCTCGCCGCGCCTGCGGCGCTCAGCGTCGCGGGGTCGAGCGTCGAGGCAAGGGTCCCCGAGACGCTGACGGTGCCCGCCGCGCTCGCCGTCGCCGCGTCCAGGGTCTTCGCCAGCGTCCCGGAGACGGAGACCGTGCCCGCCGCCGCGCTCGTGACCGCGCCGAGGGTCGAGGCTTCGGTGCCACTAACGCTGACAGTGCCAGCAGCCGAGAGCGTCGCCGCACCGAGTGTCGCTGCCAGCGTGGCCGCAATCGCCACCGTGGCCACGGCGGAGAGTGCCATGTCCTCCAGGCTGGAGGCCAGTGAGCCCGAGACATCGCGCGGGTTCCCGAGCGTGTTGGCGATACGCGGCGATCGGAGTGCCTTGAAGCTCACCGAGCCAACCCCGGTGCGAAGGCGCGCGGTCGAAGGTTGTTCCGTGGGGCGATCGGCTCGCCGTCACCTGGATAAATGTTGTCGAGCACCCGCCAGTTGTCGGTGTAGATTTGAAATTCCGTGAAGCCGCCGCCTGCATTTCTCAGACTCTTGACTGGAGACGTCCCTGTGTCCTGCGCAGACAATGTGGAAGTGAATACTATCCCTGCAGACACAAATCGTAGTTGAAAGAGGCCCACCGTCGGAGAGATCACTAACTTGGTTTCAATAGTGGTCCACTCTGCCGCGTTGAAACCCAACTCTGAGGTAAAGGTCCCACCTATTTGGTTCACGATGAACAAGCGGTGTCCGCCAAAACCAGTCGTTAGAGCTCTGTGAAGTACATAGGCGATTACGTTATCTGACTGGTCACGCCACACTAGAAATGGCGCATCGCGTATCACCCCGGGCGTGGATAGGTGGTCCACGTAGAGTCGGCAGCGCGAAAAGATGGTGTAGTAATTCAGTCCATCCTTAAGAATAGTTTCTGCACCCACCGCAGCCGTGCTATCCACTTTCAGCGAGTACGTGCTCGCGTCTGCCTGAGCGGACGAGATCGTGAAGCCAGCCGTCAGCGCCGCCGACAGTTCGCTGGCGTTGTTGTTCTCGAACGTCGCATTCCAGATCAGGCCCATTACCGCAGCGGCTCCAGCGCGGTCACGTTGTACGGCGGCGAGACGTTCATCGGCTGGCAGGGCGGGTTCACCGTCTGGGCCCAGGTCATAACCTCGGAGAGCGGGCGCGTCGTCCCGGCGAGGTAGCTCAGGGCCCCGGTGGCGACCTCCGACGTCCCGTAGTAGGTCTCCCCGAGGGAGAGCGTCTGCGTCGTCAGGCCCGCCGAGGACAGGGCCGCGTCGTCCTGGGCGAGCGCGTCGTGGATCCCCTGCGCGAGGCTCTGGTACCACCACATGTACGCGTGGACCTCGTACCAGACCGGCATCGGACGGCCCGAGCCCTGGAGGATCGTCAGGAGCGCCGGGAGCGCCTGTGGGTCCTCCGATACGGCCGAGACCGTCACGTCGGCCGTCCCGTAGGCGTCGACGTACCGGCGATAGATCTCCTGGAGGTAGCTGGTCAGGTTCGCGTCGTAGTTCGGCCCGTTGCGCCCGTAGATGTTCGGGGAGCCCTCGTTGAGCAGGTCGACCCGCGTGTCCGGGATCCCTGCGGCCTTCAGGAGCCCGCGCACCTGGACGAGCAGCGCCCAGTCGAGCGGCAGCTGCGCCGGGTCGTAGTTGGTGAACTGCGGCCCGATCGACCCCTTCGGCCCGAAGCTGACCGAGAGCCGCGCGAACCCGGCGTGCTGCACGTCCGCAAAGAACCGCGAGAGGTTCGTCTCCAGCGTCTTCGAGAGCTTGCCGTCGGCCCCGACCTGGACCTGTCCCCAGGACTCGGCGGGCGTCAGCCCGTACCAGATCATGAACCGCAGCGAGGTCACGCCCTGCGCGTGCATCGTCGCGAGCTGCCCCTGGACGGTCGCGCGCACGCCCGGGTCCTTGTAGGTCGCGAGGATGCCGTGGTTCGTCAGGTCGCAGTTCGCCCCGATCAGCCAGTGGGTGTAGTTCACCCCGAGATACCGCGCCGATGCCGGAGCCTGCGGATGGCCGTGGCCCTGCGACCGCAGCCAGGGGGACGCACAGAGCGCCAGCGCGAGGACCAGGACGAGTCGTCGTTTCATCGGATTTTCTCCCCCACCGAGATCACGCCCGCCGAGGCGCAGTCCACGCCCATGTAGTCCTGGAGGACCTGCGGCGGGACCTCCTTGAAGGCTGCGACGACCGACCCCCAGTCGTCAGACGTCCCGAAGGTCCAGCTCAGGGTGAAGGACCCGATCGCCGGGTTGAGGGCGTACTGCTCTCCCCCGCCCGTCGCGCCGTCATCCGTGTTCGCGATGATCGTCCCGACCTGCGCGGACGGGGCCCAGGTCGTCCAGCCCCCGGCCGCGATGGCCCAGACGGCCTCGCCTGCCTCGGTGATCGTGATCGCCCCAGGCGTCGGGTTCACGGCGGTCGCGTGCCCGCCGTTCGAGGCGTCGAACGCGCTCGTCCCGCCCGCCGCCGCCGACCCGCCCTCCACGGTGTAGAAGATAGTCCGCGCGAACCCGTTCGGGATCGTCAGCGTCTTCGAGACCCCGGTCGGCGGGTTGAGCAGATACCAGAGCTCCGCGCTCGCCTCCGGGGCCGTCACGTCGATCTGCGGCGACTGCGCGGGCGTCGACAGCGTAAACTCGCCCCAGGTCAGCGCGCCCGTGCGGACGCTGCCCGCGATGACGTTCATCAGGACGACCATCACGGTACAGCCGACGGGGACCGTGATGGCCGTCGTGATCGGGTTGCTCGCGCTCTGCGTGCGCGCCTTGATGGAGACGCGGGTGTGCGCCATCTATCGCCCGACGACCTCGTAGGGGCTGACGATCTTCGAGTCGGTCTTCACGGCGATGTGGAGCTGCTGTCCGTTCATCGACGTGTAGCGGAGCCCCCAGCGCCCGTTGACGTACTCCCAGGCGACGAGCATCGGGGTCGTGTGCTCGACCGGCGTCGACGTGTCGACGTAGAGCGTGAAGCCCGCGAGCCGCGCCTTCTGCGCGAGGCACGTGTCCTCCAGCCCGAGGACGCCCTCGAACCAGGGGTCGGGGATCGCCTCGAAGACCCGGCGGCGGTAGAGCGTCCCGCCCGCCCCGAGGCTCTGGACCTCCGTCAGCCCGGGGACGCCGCGCGGCGTCGCGTTGATCAGCCCCGCGTGGTCCTGCCACATGATCGGCTGGTGCGGCGGGTGCCGCCGCGCGCAGAGGACCTGGACGAGGTCGACGTTGTGCGCCAGCAGCCGGTCGAGCGTGTTCATGGCGAACAGCATGTCGGCGTCGATGAACCAGAGCCAGTCGCCCTCCATCTGGCGGACGCACTGGTTCCGGCCGTCCGCGATGTCGTTCGTGATCGCGTGGAGGACCTTCGCGTCCGGGTGCTGCTGGCAGAGCCGCGCGAGATGCGCCGCAAACCCCGGGTAGATCTGGTCCTCGCGCGAGCAGTAGGCGATCGTCCCGGTCGTCACACGGCCTCCCTGGCAGGCGTCGGCAGGAGGTCCAGGAGGATCTGCTCCGCTCCGGCGCGGATGATGCTCCAGTCCGGGAGCGTGCGCACCTTCTCCGCCCAGACCTCGGCCGCATCGAGGATCCGTATCGCCTCCTCGACGGCCTCGCCCTCCTCGCCCCCGCAAAACTGGGCCGCGAACGTCAGCCGCTCCCTCAACGACCTCACGCGAGGCTCCTGAAGCGCGCCGCCGTCGCCCCCGATGAGCCCATCCCGTCCCCGACCTTCACCGGATCCTTCTGGTTGGGTGGGCGATCCTTCGTGGTTGCCATACCTGCCTCCCTGTTCGAGACGCGCCAGCCGGTCCTCGATCCCGGCGAGGCGCGCCTCCAGTACCTTCCGCTCGTCGACGCCGGAGCCGAGGCAGTACGGGCACCCGAGGCTCGTCTTCCCGATCGAGTTCGTGAACCCGTACCCGCCGCAGTGGTTGCAGATCGGCCCCAGCGTCCCGTCGACGTTCTTCATCAGTTCATGCTCTCCAGCGTGTAGTTGAGCCCCGTCAGCGTGTGCGACGTCGACGACGCGCTCCAGGTCGCCGTCAGCGAGAGCGCCGTGTCGACCGTCAGGTCGCAGGTCGCCGCCGCAGGCGTCAGGACGCCGCCGTTCGTCATCGGGGTCAGGAGCCCCTCGCCCGTGGCCGAGGCAACCGTGCCCGCGACCCCGGCGAAGACGCTCGCCACGCCGTTGGCCATGATAGTCCCGCTCGACCCGTTCGTGCGGGTGCTCAGCAGGATGTCGAGGTCCCACGCCGCCGCCGTGACGCTCGCGACGAGCGTGCACGCCGCCGTCTTGCACAGGAGCGTCCCCGCGACGCCGCCCCACCGGAGCCCGAAGATCAGGGTCGGTGGCCCCGTGCCGGTCGACCACTGGCCGAACGCCCGCAGGCGGACGTTCCGGCCGTCCTGCATGTAGTTGGCCGGGATGGTGATGTTCGGAAAGATGATCGTTTCCGTCGTCGTGTTCGTGACGGGCGTCCCGCTCGCGGTCGCCCAGGTGATCGTCTCCGACCAGTACTGGCGGGACATGGCTACGCGTTGCCGTCCGTCAGGGTGAACGAGGTCACGGTGATCGTCTGGCCGTCCGCGACGACGTTGTTATCGAGCTGGAGATCCCCGGAGGCGAGCCCGACGGACCCCTGGAGATGGCAGGTCGATCCGCCGCTGTCGTAGATCCGGAAGTGCGCGATGGTCCCGCCGCCGCCGGAGGCGGTCCCCTGCCACGTCCCGGACTTTGCCTTCGCGCCGCTCGCGGCGGCGGCGAGCCAGTCGCTCGGGAGGGTGATGCTGCACAGGACGGTCCCGGAATCTGCCGCTGCACAGTTCGCCGGTTGCGCCCCCGTCCTGAGCTTCAGGATCGGGGCCGTGCCGATCTCCGTCTCGATCGCGTCGAGCCGTGAGTTCCGAGTCGCCACTGCGAGTTGAATAGCCATAGCCGGTCTCTCTCCCTCCCTGATATGGGAAACGTGTGTTTACTGCACGGTGACAGACGCGCTCACCTGACTCGGTTTACAGTTCAGGCCCGATCCCGACAGCGTGTGGGTCCGGCTGGTCGCGGTGGTCCTCGCCTGGACGTCATTGGTCCCCATCAGAGGGGACCCGCTGAAGGTCCAGGTCCCTGAGGTCCAGGGGACGCCGTCGAGCGTGACGCTGTGGCAGCGCGCCGTGTTGACGACGGCCGCGAGCGTGTAGGGCTGGCCTGCGGCGACCGTCGCGGCGCTGGCCCCGTCGACGGTCAGCGTCAGGCCGACAGGGCCGGTCGGCGGCGGCGGGGACGGAGCCGTCCCGAAAACACCGTTCATCTGCGCGGTGTTCGGCGGCTGCGCGACGCCTCCAGGGCCGACCGTCACGTTGAACTTCACGAGCGAGTCGAGTTCCTTGTCGCCGCCCATGTTCTGGCGGTTCCAACGGATCAAGAGCGTGTGCGGGCCGTCTGGCACACCGTCGGGAACAGAGAACTTGTCCAGTATCGAGACTTGATCCCCATGCGTGGAACTGAGCAGCAACGTGCCGGGGATGCCGTTGTGCAGGTCGGCGTCGAGGCGCTCCTCGAACGTCCCCGGCGGGAGCCCGGTCGTCGCCGCGTAGTTGTAGGCCAGCGGCAGCAGCGTCCACGAGGTCCCCGGCGTGACCGGGCCCAGCACGGGGAGGATCTGGAGGAACTCAAGCCGGTTCGCCTGCCAGCGGTCATGCCCCAGGTCCTCAGGGTCGGAGGCGTCCGTGATCTGGCAGCTGACGCGGGTGCGGATCCCCGTGCCGTCGCCGGGCGGGCTCTCCGGTGCCGTCAGGTCCACCACCGAGTAGACCGGGCGATCGACGCCCTGGACGAGGATGTCGCGGTTCGTGTAGTCCGTGACGGTCCGCAGGCCGATGGGTTGCCAACCGTGTACCTTCAGGCCGCTGTCCGCGAGGTTGTAGGTTACCTTGCCGGTGAAGACCTTGACCCCGGCATCCCCCACGAGCGGGTAGGCGGTATCCATGACGACCTTGGCGTTCGCCGGGCCGGTGATGTTGCCCGCGTTGATCTGCCCGGTCGTATTGAACAGGGTAATCGTCAGGTCGCAGGTGAACGGCCAGCCGCCGATCTCCGCGTAGTCGGGACACTTCAGCTTGGCGTGCGTGTGCGCGGGCATCCCCGGCATGAAGCCGATCCCAGGCGCGCGCCAGTGACATTGCAGGTCCGGATCGACGAACTCGCTCGGATCCGCGTAGATGGCCTTCTGCGGGTCCTCGTGGATCACGAACGGCTGCGCTGCACAGGGGGCGCTCAGGAGCCCGAGGAACAGGAGCCAGACCGTGCACAACTTCATCGTCACATTGCCCTCCGATATGTCAGTTCGACCTCGACCAGGAAGGCGGAGGCCCCGAGCGTGTCGGCCGCGTCGGCCGGGTTCCGCAGCACGCGGAAGAACATCAACTCGCCCGCCGCGCAGCCGGTCGTCGTGATCCCCGTCATCGACGCGACGCTCATTAGCAGGGTCGTCCCCTGCGCCGCCTGCGTCACCGTCGACGCCGTGTTCCAGGCGGGGTCCAGGGTCTCGCCTGCCGCGACGCAGGTCGTCTGGATCTGCCACTTCGCGTTCCCGGTCGTCGCGGCGGTGTTCCAGGCGAGCCGGACGTCGACCGCCCCGGTCCAGTCGGACGGGAGCCAGAGCTTGTTGTGGTAGTAGGCCGTTGAGCTGTCCAGGAACTCGACCGAGCCGAAAATGGTGTTCGTCCCGAAGTGGCAGGCGTTGGTCGCCGCGTCAGGATTGCCCCCCGCCGCGTAGCTCCAGCCGCCCTCCTCGTAAGCCCCTGCCCCCGTGCATAGAGCCGTCGGGAAATCCTTCTTCTCGACGACCGTCAGCACGTTGCCAGTGCCCTCGGCGTTGAGCGTCTTATTGGTCAGGGTTTCCGTGCTTGACGGCGAGACGTAGTCGGTCCCTGCCGACGCGATCGACGGGACGCCCGTCGTCGTCGTGTTCTTCACGAGCCCCGTCGCGAGGGACGACATCGCGAACTCGCCCGTCAGGTTCGAGTCGGCCGTCTTCGTGATGTACGGGGCGGCGACGAGCGCGTTGAAGTTCTGCCGGATCTTCTCGACGGTCTGGTAGCCGAACTTGTCCCCGGCCTGATAGGCGCAGCTCACCCCGGTTCCGCACAGCGCCGTGAACGCGGCCTCGACGGCGGCGGAGGACAGGGCCAGCAGGGCGGCGACGGTCGCGCCGAGAAGGAGGCGTCGGGTCGTGGTCATACGCGGAAGGCTCCTACAGGAGGCGGGGCGGACGACTCCTCGTCGCCCAGGTTGCCGCTCATCGTCGTCTCGTCCCCGAGGCCCGAGGGCGCGAAGGCCCCGGTCAGCAGCGGCTCGATGTCGTACGCGACCAGGAGGACCTCTCCGACGTTCGGGTCGATCTCCTGGGAGATGCATTTGAAGGGCCGGTTCTCCCAGCCGTTCGCGCCGACGCCGTCGCGGTGCGTCACGAGGATCTGGTCCCCGGGCTCGTCCTCCAGGGCGGGCGTCCACTTCGCGACGATCGGCTGCTTCCATCGCGGGTACCGGAGCCGCTGGACCCGCCGCCGCTGCGCGTCGCGGACCGTCGCCGCGTCGTGCGAGAAGTGGCACTCGACCGTCCCCCGGTCGCGGAGCTGCGCCTTCTGCTTGTCGTACGCCTCGTCGTCCTGGGCCTTCTCGACCTCGCTCCGGAACTTCTTCTGGTCCGGGTTCCAGGCGTACTGGAACAGGACCCTCGGCTCGACGTTGTCGCGGTCCAGCTCCGCCTCCCCGAGCCGGTCGATCTCGATCCGCTCCCGGTACGGCCTCCCGTCGTCGACCGAGGCGTACGGGTTGTAGAGGTCCGGGTACCACTGCCCCTGGTGGCTCGTCGACCCGAAGCCGTCGACCGTGTTGAAGAACCACTGCAGGAACTGCCTGACCGTCGTCGGCTCCCGCAGGTAGACGGAGCCGATGTAGCCCTCGTCGTTGTCGAGGAACAGCTTCGTCAGGTCCTGCATTGCCGTGAAGCGGGACGTCCGGAGGATCTCCGTCCCGCCCGTGAAGGTCTCCAGCGGGCCCCAGTCCCCGTTGCTGTAGCCGAGCCCGCCGTTCTTCAGGACGAACTCGTTCAGGAACAGCGCCAGGAGCGGGAAGATCTGGCGCACCGGCAGGCCGGTGCCGTCCCCGACGGCCTCGTAGCCGCAGGTCGAGACCGCGAAGGTCACGACCCCCCGGACGTGGTGGTCCGCGATCGGGCCGCGCGCGTAGAACCCGGTGACCCGCTTCCCGCCGATCTCGACCCACGGGTCCGGGTGCGGCCATATGACCGGGCCGCTGCTCTGGAAGGGATGCAGGATCGTGATCCCGTAGTCCTCGGTCAGGATCGTCCGCTTCGGCGGTCGGCCGACGGCGAGGTCGCTGCCGTAGATGTCGAAGTCCTTCAGGACCCCCAGGCAGACGACGAAGAAGTACCAGAAGAACCCGGAGTCCGGGTTGCTCGGGTCGGGGTCGAGGATGACCTGCGCCGTATTGATGGCCGGGGGCCCAGGCGAGGTCTCCGCGTCGACGCCCGTGTCGGTGTAGCTGGTCACGCCCGCCCCGAGCACCTTCAGGCGGCGGACCGGGGTGTAGTTCGTCCGCCCGTAGACGACGAAGCCCGTCGCGTCCGGGTCGGCGTCCCAGGTCAGCGTGACCGAGTCGGTCGGCGTGAGCGCGGCTGGGGCGTTCAGGACGCGCGCGGGCTCGGAGAGGACCGTCTCCCCGTAGGCCGTCAGCTTCGTCATGCCGTAGGCCAACTCGGTCGTGCCGGTCGCGGCATCCGGGGCCGCGCTGACGATCGTCGGCGGCGTCAGGAAGGCGGGCGTGTCGGTCAGCTCGAAGTCGACCGTCTTCCGCATGCCGACGAAGATCGCCGGGCAGAGCCCCTGCTCCGCGCTGTTGCCGTTGACGTCGAGCGCCCCGGCGTCCGAGTGCGGCCCACCGATGAGCGGGATCGGCGTGTTCTCGATCGCCCGGTCGATGTCCGGGAAGTCCTCGCGGAGGAACAGCTCGCGCGGGATCGTCTGGTCGTAGTACGGGGCCAGCGCGTCGATGAGCGCGAGGCTGACCTGCCGCGAGCGGCTGGACTTCCCGCCGCGCGCGTTCGTCGGCACGTCGACCCGCGCCCGGAGGAGCGGCCGTGGCGTCAGGTTCGCGCGCCGCCCCTCCTCGGACCGCACGGTGACGAGCGCCTCGGTCTGCGCGCAGAACCGCGCCACGTCCTCGGCCAGCGCCGCCCGGAGGACGCCGTCGTCGTCCGTCAGGGTCACCCCGCCGGTCGCCATGCTCGCCTGCCCCTGCTCGTCCGACAGCTCGCGCTTGATGGCCGTCCAGCCGCCCGCCGGAACCCGGCCCTCGACGAACTCGACGTCCGGTAAGGGCCGGGTGCTCGCGCGGACGGTCTGCGTCCCGGCATCCCGAGGGATGGTCAGGGTCACGGCGACGGCGGGCTGCTTCGGGGTCGCCATCTACGCGGCCCAGTCCTCGGCGTCCGACGGCTCGCCCGCCGACGACGCGGGGAACGTCCCCCCGGCCGTGCAGCCGTCCGTGATGGGGGGGAACGACTCGAACGGGTTCTGCCCGAGGGTGTCCCCGGCCGTCCCGGTCCCGCTCCCCGTGCTGCCGCCGACGCCGCCGCTCGGCTGTCCGTCCGTCGCGCAGCAGGGGACGCTCTGGTCGAGCCCCCCGGGGGCCGTGGAGCCGTCGTAGAGCACCAGCGCGGCCAGCTTCCCGTCGGGCGGGTTAAACGAGAAGCGCGTCCAGTAGACGTCCCCGGTGATGACGACCCCCGAGAAGCTGTCGACGAGGACGCCGTTCATCCGGACCTCGACGACCCCGTCGGCGTTGGCGACGTAGCTGCCGCCGCTCAGAGTCTTCGTCGAGAACGCGCCCCTGATGTCCAGGTCGTACTTCGAGCCCGTCAGGAACGCGACGTTCGTCAGCCAGTTCCCGGACGTCGAGAGGTCCCCGGCCCGGACGAGGAGGGTCTGATCGGTCAGCGGACCAGGGGGGCTCGGGTACGGCTGCGACGACGTCCAGTGGATCGGGCTGGCCGAGAAGTTCGACGTCGACCCCGCCTGGAGGAGGAGGAACTGGGCCAGCGAGTTGCTGACCGCCGTCATGATCCGGGCGTGGGTCGCGGAGATCCTGGCAGTGACCCTGAAGAACCGCCCAGAGGGGGCGATCGGCTTCGTGTAGAGCCCGACCCCGGTCTGTCGGCCGCTGACCCCGGGCTGGCCGTCCGGCCCCTCCGTCAGGCCCCAGACCCCTAGCGCGCTGACGCCGTAGACCGCCTCAAAGGCGGCTTGGTTCGCGTAGCCGCTGAAGTCCTCGCGGAGGATCTGCCGCCAGTTGACCGTGTCCAGGATGCTCACCAGCGGGTCCTCGGGATCTCCGTGATCTCCAGCGTGACGATGTGGAGCCCCTCGCTGTGCTCCTCCTCCAGGCTGAACTGCGCGAGCCACGCGTCGTTGACGTCGTCGTCGTCGATCCAGAGGACCGGGCGGCTCCCCCTGCGCTGGCCGACCCGGATGTCCTCCAGGTCCGCGAACTCGTCGTCCGTCAGGATGACGGTCCCACTCACGCGTCGCTGGTCCGAGACCCCGGGGTCGTAGGGCGCGAGGGACGAGAACTCCCCCTCCCACGGGAACGGCGACTCCGGCGTGTACTTCCGGCCCTGGAGGAGGTCCGGGAAGACCGTCGAGAGCCCCGCCCAGAGCTCGCCCACGATGACCGGGTCGGTGTTCCCGGTGACGCCGAGGACGATGGAGGAGACCGAGGTCGGGACCGTCAGGAGCCGGAACCAGTTGTGCGGGATGTCGTCGGCGGGCCACGCCTCGGTGTCGATCGTCGACGCCAGCGAGCCCCCGAGCGCGATCGCCGCCGCCTCCCGGATCGCGTGGTGGCAGACCGCGACCACGTCGACGTCGAGCGCGGAGGCAGGGGTCACCGTCAGCGACAGGTCGCCGGTCGTCTTCGCCGGGTAGCCCGGGAGCCCGTCGGTCAGCCACGCGGCCTGATAGGTCGCGTCGACGGACCCGGTCACCGGGGCCCCGAGGATCGAGCGGCGGGCGGGGACCATCCTCACGAGGCCCTCCCGCGCGGCGTCCGCTGCTTGATGATCCCCTCGATCTGGTCGCCCCAGGCCGTCCGCAGCGCCCCGTTGCGCTTCAGCCGGTCGGCCACCGCGAACCCGACCTTCTCGGCGTCGACGTCGTCCTTGATGGTCGCCCCGCCGAGGTCGACCTTGACCGTCAGCTCCATCCGCCGGGTCGCCATCGTGCCGCCCTGGTCCGTCGGGCCGGTCGCGACGACCGACCGGAACCCCGACGCGGGCGGCGGCGGCGCAGCGAACGACCCGCCGGTCGGGAGCGTCCCGGTCGACTTGATGTAGTTCAGCGCCCCGATGCCGACCCGGCTCGTCGGCAGGCTCGGCATCACGAACTCCCCGGGCGAGAGCATCGCCGGGATCGTGTCTGTTCCACGTGGAACATAGAACCCGGAGGCCGCGTAGACGGGCCCGCCCATCGCGTAGCCGGGGAGCATCCCGACCGGACCTCCGCTCGCGTACTGGATCGGCTCGCCGCCCGGCCCGTACGCCTCTGGGTACCTCGGGTAATTGACCGGGATCGTCACCGTGGGGATCTTCGGGAGGTCGATCGGGGGCACGCCCCACCGGACCGGGATGTCGATATTGTCCGGGATCTTCGCGACGGCGTCGTCGAGGGCCCCGCCCAGGTCCCCGACGCTCCCCTTCGTCTTGTCGATGTCGGACGGCAGCGTGACCCCGAAGGCTGTCGCGAGCGCATCGAGGGTCGACGACATGCGCTCCAGGACGTCGAGCGTCTGCTCCTGGACCGACCGGTTCTTCTCCCCGACCTGTCCCGACGCCTCGGCCTGATCGAGGAGGGCCTGGGTCGCGTCGTCGACCGCGAACCCGAAGTCCTTCTGCAGCTCCCAGATCGTCTGGAGGGACGGCTGCATGATCTTGAACGCCTGATCGGTCGTCGCGCCGGAGGCGATCATCTTCTGGAACTGGTTCACGGCCTCGTCCCCGAGGTCGGTGAACGTCTGCTGGTCCAGGAAGGCCGAGTTCTGGAGCCCCTGGAGGATCCCGTTCAGCCCGTCGGCGGCGGCGACGACCGCTTGGTTCTTCTCGACGAAGTCCGACAGGCCGAGCAGGTCCGCAAACGACCCCTTCGCCGTGAACCCATAGTTCGTCGCCTTCCGGAGGGAGTCGAGCCCGCCCTGGATGTCCCCGATCGCCTGGACGACGGTCTCCCCGGAGGCGAGCGCCGCTGTGAAGGTCGCGACGGCGATCCGCCCGAGCCGGTCGAACTCCTCGGCAGAGCCGGGGATCATGGCCTCGGAGACCTTCCCGGCCTTCTCCATCTCCTCGTTGAGGTCCCGGATCTGGCTCTCGACGTCCCAGAGTTGGGTCTTCCAGGTGCTCAGCTGCGCGGCCTGCTTCGGGGTCAGCTGGTCCAGCTTGGTGAGTCCCCCGATCTCGGCCTTGAGCGTCTTCTCCTTGTTCGTCAGGTCGTCGAGCTGCGAGGAGGCGTCCTCGATGGTCCCCGTCCAGGTCTCGGTGAAGTTCGCCGCGATCGCGTTGAACCCCTCGAAGGCCCGCCCCATCTGCTGCGCGACGAACGAGGCGATGGCCGACGAGTTCGTCCCGAACTCCCGATCGAGCTTGACGATCTCCCGGAGCTTCGACGTGATGAGCCCGACCCCGTTCTTCATCGTCAGGTCGACGAAGGTCCCGAAGTTGTCGTTGAGGACCTTCTGCGCCTGGGACGTGTTGAAGACGCCCAGCTCCAGCTGCGAGAACGTGTCGCGCAGCTCCTTGATCGCCTTGGCGTAGTTCTTCGTCGAGACCCCGCCGACCTCCGAGAGGGTGTCCGCGAGGTTGAAGATCTGGGCGGCGTCCCGGCTCCCCTGGAACAGCTCCTTCGCCTCCTTGTTGATCGTCTGGGCGAGGCCCTGGGAGATGTCGTGGCCCCACTCCTCCCCGACCTGATGCATCGTCCGGCGGGTCGCCGCGCCCCGGAAGACGCCGACGATGACCCCGACGGCGAACCCGGCGACCGCGCCCCAGATCCCCCCGGCCATCGCGCCGTGCCCGATCGCGACGGCGATTGTCGCTCCGATCCCGGCCCCGTAGGCCGCGCCGGTCAGGCCCCCGGCGAACGCGTTCTTTAGGGTCGACGTAAAGGTCGTCGCGGACATGATCCCGGCGAAGCCGCTCAGGAAGCCCCCGGCGAGCTGGCTGGCGAGCATGGCCCCGAGCCCCTTCAGGCCCCCGCCGTTCTTCTGGAGGGCGTCCCGGAAGGCCAGGAACCCCTTCACGGCTCCGTCCCAGGCGACGGCGATCCCGCCGATGGCCTTGACGACCGCCGCGAGGGACCCGCCTGCAATCTGGCCGAGCGTCCCGAACCCCTCGGCCACGATCCCGAGGACCGTCGACACGCCCCGGAGGGTCGAGTTCGCGCGGTTCCACTCCTCGGTGGCGTTCTTCGTGACCTGCGCCTCGATCTGCCCGAGGATCTGGAGCTTCCGCCCGTACTCCTCCGTGTCCGCCTCGGCGGACCGCAGGGCGTCGCGCCGCTGCTTGAACTCGCGCTGGATGTCGGAGATCCGCCGCGCGAGCGTGTCGCCGCCCTGGGCCTCCTGGGCCTTGACCAGCTCGTTCTCCAGCGCCGTGACCCCGGAGATGTCGTCCCCCATCCGGGACAGCTCCGCGCCGACGACCTGCGCGGTGTTCTTCCAGTCCTGCGGGATCGGCTGGCCCGCGCGCCGCATCGCGGCGATCCCCTCCTCGACCGTCTTGAACGTCGTCCGGAGGGAGCCGAGGCTCATCGTCCCGATCGACCCGGACTGCGCGAGCGCCGTCTGGAAGTCCTTGACCGCCTGACTGGCCGCGTCGAAGCTCGCGTTGCCGGAGATCAGGTCCGTGACGCCCTTCGTGATGGTCCCGAACGGGTTCATCTGGGCGAGGACCTGGGTGCTCGACACGGTGTTCTTCAGGTTCCCGTCCATCCGCGAGAGGGCTCCGCCGACCGTGGCCTGGATCTCCTGCCACTGCGGGGCGATCTTCGCGCCCGTCGCGATCAGGACGCCGATCCCGGCGTCGAGCGCGTTGAACTCCGACCGCAGGGCGGAGACGTCCAGCTTCGACAGGTCGCCGCCCGACGCCGCGATCGCGGAGCTGAGGGCCTTGAAGGCCGTCTCGGCCTCCAGGACCTTCTCGACCCCGAGGAGCTTCTGGTTCGACCACGCCGCCGCGAGGTCCGTGATCGGCTGCGTCAGGGCCGCAGCGAACAGCGGGGCCTTCTGGACGAGGTCCGCCGCCTTGGCCCCGTACTCCGCCAGGACGAGGGACAGCGGGGCTCCCGCCGCCTGGGCCTCGCCCAGGGACGTCGCCAGCTCGCGGACGGACTTCGAGAACTTCCCGGCATCGGACTCCTTCAGCGACTTGTTGACGCCCTGCTGGATGGTCAGGTACCGCTCCAGGGCGGGGACCGTGAGGCCGTAGGCGGCAGCAGCCTCCTCGACGGACTTGCCGAACTGCTTGTGCAGCTCCATCGCCTTGCGGAACGTGTCGAGCCCGTTCTTCTGGACCTCGTCGTCGTACTCCTTCTGGGCCTTGGCGAGGGCGTCGAGGCTGTCCGCCGTGCCCTTCGTCGCCGCGACCGCCGGTCCCCCGAGGTCGATCCACTTCGCCGTCACCCCGGCCAGCGTGGTGAACGCCCCCTCGGCCTGGGCGGTGTTCCGCCGGAGGTCCGCGAGGACGCCGTTGAGCCGCTGGATCTCGTTGTTCCGCTCCGCCGGGGTCATGCCGCGCGCGACCGGCGCGCCGCCGGGGCCCGCCGCCGGGGCGACGGTCTCCCGCTGGTTCGTCAGGGTGTCGTGGAGGAGCTTCTCGGCTGCGGCCTGCGCCTCGACCGCCTCGGCCCACTTCGTCCGGGCCTCGTTGATCGCCTGCGTGTACAGGTCCTTGCGCGCGCGGATCTGGTCGCGGAACGCGACCGTCAGGGTGTCCGACGCCTTGGCCTCCTTCTCGAACTGCTCCTTCGAGAGCCCGCTCGCCTGGGCGAGGGTCCGCGTCGCGGAGTCGAGCCGGTTCGCCTCGTCCTTGGTCAGCTTCGTCTGGCTGCTCAGGGCCTTGTAGGTGTCCAGGGCGGAGGCCATCGCGTTGGTCTGCTTCCCGAACCCGGTCGCGTTCTCGCGGACCGCCTTCTCCATGTCGCTCTCGGCGGTCGCCGCGAGGTAGGTCGCTGTCGCCAGCCCGCCGAGCAGGGCGATGGCGATCCCCCAGGGGCCCGTCGCGAAGGCGACGGCGCTCCCGAGGAGGGAGACCTCCGTCGCCGCCGCTGCTGCGCTCGCCCCGGCGACCTCGGTGGCCGTCGCGAACCCGGTCTGACTGATCGCGGCCGTGTTGGCGACCCCGGCGAGGAGGTCCATCTGCGTGCCGGAGGCCGCGAGGTCGTTCGCGAGGGTCGCCAAAAGGTCGGCCTGGACGGCCGTCTCCATCGCCGTGATGCCTGCCGCTGCGACCGTGGCCGACGCGCCGACACCGGCGTTCGACGCCGCGAGGGCGACGTTCGAGGCCGTCGCCGCCGCCCCCGCCGCCGTCAGGTAGCCGTAGGCCGTGACGACGCTGCCCGTCAGGTTCGTCACGCCGCCCAGGAGGATCCCCAGCGGGCCGAGGATGGCCACGAGCGCGGCGGTCGCGATCGCGGTCCCCTTGATCGGGTCCGGGAGCGCCGCGAACATCCGGACCAGCGCCTCCGCGATCCCGAGCAGCGGCTTCGCCCCCTCGACGATGGCCCTGAAGGACGGGGCCAGCTCGTTGCCGAGCCGGATCGCCAGGACCTCGACCTCCGCCCGGAAGGCCGCGAACGTGAAGGCCGTCGTCTTCGTCGTCCGCTGGAAAGAGTCCCCGAGCTCGTCGGTGCTCTCCTTCAGGTGCTTCTCGATCTCCGCGAAGGCGTCGGCCTGGGACCCGGCCGTGCCGAGGATGCCCGCCAGGGCGCGGACGTTCGGGAAGATGGCCGCGAGGGCCTGATCGTTCCCCTTGAGCTTCTCCATCAGGTCCGCGAGCCCCGCCGCGAGGCCGTTCTTCTGGATCCGCTCCGTGACCGTCTTGACCGACTCCCCGACCTCAGCGAGCGCCTTCTTCGACGCGGCCGAGGGCTTCAGCAGCTCCGACATCGTCCCCCGGAGGGCCGTGGTCGCCTCGGAGGCGTCGACGCCGAGCCGGGTGAAGGTCGCGATAAACCCGGTGACGTCCTCGAAGGAGACCCCGAGTTGGGCCGAGATGCCGACGACGCGGCCGAGGGTCCCGGCGAACTGGTCGGCCTCCGCGCCGCCGTCCTTGACCGCCTTGAACAGGACCTCCGCCGCCTTCGAGGCCGACAGGTTCGCGGAGCCGTAGGCCATGACCGCCGACGTGATCGCCCGGGCGACGTCCTTCGTGTCCCCCAGGCCGACGGCCGACGCCTTCGCGGACGCCGTAAGGACGTCCATCGCCTCCGCGCCCTTGAGCCCGGTCGACGTGACGACCAGGAGGGCCTCCGCGAGTTCCTGTGGGCCCTTCCCGACGGTCGGGGCGAGCCGGAGGACCTCCTCCGACATGGCGGCGACGTCCGACGCGCTGTTCTCGGAGAGGGTGCCGACCTTGACCATCGCCGCCTCGTAGTCGGCGGCGAACTTCGTCGCCGCGACGGCGGCTCCGGCGAGCGGGACGGTCAGGCCGACGGAGAGGATCTGGCCCGCGCGGGAGACGGAGGATCCGACGGTCGTCATCGCGCGCCCGACCCGCGCGGCGGCGCTCGTCGTCGCCTCGGAGACGACCTGCTCCCACTGCTTGATGTCGCGGACGGACGAGGACACCGTCGAGGACCAGTTCGTGTCCCGGAGCTGGAGGATCCCGTAGACGGTCCCGACGTTGACGTCGCTCATGGCCCCCCGGGGCTCAGCGCCCTGGTCGTGGCGTGGGTGTCTTCCTCTTGCCGCGCGCCGCCTTCTTCTCGCGGGCCCTCCGGTCCGTCTCGGCCCACTGGAGCATCGACGCGCGGTGCGCCTTCCAGGCGGGCTCCGGCTCCGGCCCGTCCTCCGTGGCCTTCGGAGTCCTCGACTCGAACTTCAGCAGCTCCTCCTCGTAGCTGACCTGACGGGTCGCCCTGCGCCCGTCGGCCCTCGGGAGGTTCTTGAGCGTCGCCGTGATCTGCGCGGCGCGGTAGTCCGCGCGCTTGTCGCCTACGGGCCCGTACTCGCGCTCGTACGCCTGCCAGGAGATCAGCTCGTCCGCGTCCATGCGGACGAGCATCTCCTGGACCGTCATGCCTCCGAGGGCGAGGGCGAGGCGGTGGTAGAAGGCGCGCTCGGGTCGGGCCCGAAGCCTTCCCCCGCTGCGTCGAGGGACTCAGGCTTTAGTCCGGACATATCCGCGACGACCTTGGCGACCCGTTCGAGCGCGATGTTCGACTTCTGCGCGAGCCGCTCGACGTCCTCGGGCGTGAAGATCCGCTGCCCCTTCTCGTCGACGCTCGCCATCGCGACGAGCTGCGCCTTGCTCCGCTTGATGTCGACCCCGCCGTCCTTCTTGAGCCGCGATTGCTGGTAGGCGTCGATCTGGTCGCCCCGGAGTGTCTTCAGGCGGACGTCGCCGCCCCACTCCGGGACCGGGACGATCTTGAAGCCGATGTCGTCGGCCGAGAGGATGACCTCGCGCGTGAGCAGTCCCATGTGAGCCCCGTTTCCTTGAGAGAGGGAGAGAACCGACCGGCGCGCGGGCCCTGGGCAGGCCCGCGCCCGGAGCGAGCGTCAGCCTTATGCGAACGCGACGGTGACCGGGCCCGCCTTGCGGAGGGCGCAGTCCAGCTGCTTGACCGAGTCCGGAGTCGCCTCGACGGGCGACAGGCGCTCGATCGCCGCGCGGAACGTCAGGGTCGTCCCGTCCGGGTACGCGACCTGATAGGTCCGCTGCGTGTTCGCGTTGTAGTCGCTTTCGAGCTGCTGGTGGATCGGGTCGTCGACGATCCAGTTCACCTTGAACGGGATCGTGTCCGAGCGACGGATGCCGAGGAGATGCGACTCCTCGCCGTCGTTGTGGGTCGTGGTCTCCAGCGGGTTCCGGAACCGGGCCGGGGGCGTGATCGACATCAGCTCAGGGACGACGTCGGTGAAGCCCTCGGGGCTCGCGCCGTCTCCGATCCGAAGCTCAATGCCAGTGGCTACGACAGCGTCACTCATCGCTCAATCCTCCCGGCCTACGAGGGCCGCTTCTCAGTCTCCAGGTTGAACCCGACCATCAGCCGCCCCGCATCGTCGAGCCCCATCTCCCAGGGGTCCTGCAGCGGCGTGATCCGCAGGTACCAGACGCCGCCGACCGCCGCCCCGCCCGCCGCGTCGTCGTCGAGGGGGAGCGCCTCATACGCCGCCATCGCCAGCGCCCAGACCGCCCCCGGCTCGTCCCCGTGCGCGACGACCTGGAGCCGGGGACGGGCATACGCCGTCTGGGTCCCCCGGTCGTGCGTCCGGACGGGGTCGCGCCCCTGGTAGCAGCTGACGACCAGGAACGCCGGGGCCCCGGTCACCCGCTTCGGCAGCTGGGCCTTCGCCCCGATGAAGAGCGTCGTCTTCAGCGCCGCGACCGACTTCTCGACCAGCCGCCCCGCGATCTCGTCGTCGACCACCTACGCCAGCTCCGTGCGCATCCGGGCGGCGACGTCGGGCATGAACTCCCGCTCCGACTCCAGCATCACGGACTCGACGAACTTGGCCTGCCCGACCGGATGGACCGCGCGGAGGTTCTCGTGGACGGGCGGCGCATATCCGGCCGCAGGCCCCCCGAAGATCGCGCGCGCCTCGATCGTCTCGCCCGAGAAGTCCGGCCCGGTCGCGTGGCCGCTCCCCCGGAGCGCCCCCGTGTCGACCGGCGTCCGCGCCTTCATCCGGGTCACCCGCTCCTCCATCACGGCGCGCACCGCGCGCCCGCCCGCCGCCCGCACGCGGGACGACGTCCTGGAGAGGTTCCCGACGACGCTGGCGACCCCGACGACTCCAGGCATCACACTCCCCGCTTGATCCCTTGGTCGTTCGCCCCGAGCCAGACCTCGGTCAGATACCCGCCCCCGCCTGACGCCTTTGGGTCGACCAGCTTGTCGACCTGGAGGACGACCACGGTCTCCCCGGACGGGAGGACGAACTCGTCGTTGTCTCCGACCGGCACCGCCGACAGGAACGTGAGCTTTGTCCGCGAGACGACCTCGACGCCGTCCTTCTGGAACCGCCGCGTCCGATCCTCGATGAGCCCCTTCCGCTTCTTCGTCGAGGCCGTCGCGGTGCCGCCGCGCGCGTCGACCGTCCGGATCCGATGCGTGACCGTGCCCTGGAGCCCGGCCGTCTGCCGGTTCGCGATCCCGACGGCGGACCGGACGATGTCGTCGAGCGCCATCAGACGCGCACCAGCGGGATCGTCCGCTGTCCCTGGAGCAGGTTCCCCCAGAGGGAGACCATCTGCCAGACGCGGTCCGGGATCGGCCGGATCGCGATCGACTCCTTGAACTCCAACTCCACTGGGCCCGCCTTGAGCGCCTTGATGCCCGCGAGCGAGACCTCCGAGTCGAGCGTCCGGTTGCCCGCCATGACCTGCACGGCGAGCTCGCAGGTCGCGTCGCGGAGCCGCTCCGGGACGACGTCGCTCGGGAGCGCGAACCCGGTCGGCGTCAGCAGGCCCGCCCGGGGGAACGAGAGCCTTTGCGCGCTGGAGAACGTCCAGCCGTCCCAGTCGACGTACTGCTCCAGCAGGGCGGTCGCCGTCACCAGGGCCCGGGCGACCTCCGGGTCCTCCGCCTCGTTGGCCGCGTCCGTGTCGGCCCAGCCCTCAGGGCGCGTCTCCATGTAGGCCCGGAAGTCCGCGACGGTCGCGTAGCTGTTCGCGCTCGCGGACGCCGCCGTGGCGACGAGGACCAGGGCCATCGGCTACGCCTGGAGCGCCTTCCGACGGCGCTCGATCGCGTCGAGGACCGTCTTCCGGTTCTTCCCCGTCGCGCCGGTCTCGACGTCCTTCACGGCGTCGAGGGCCATCACGTCCTCGATCGCCGCGAGCGCCTTGATGCAGCTGTCGGCCGACGACGATGACCACGCCTGCGGCGACTCCAGCGCGGCAGGGCGGTCCGGCAGCACCGGGGCCTCGGGCGCTGCCGGGGTCTCAGGCTCGTCGCCTTCGGGCTCGTCGGCGTCCGAGCCGGACTCCTCCGACGCGAGCCGGTGGACCGTCGCGTCGTAGTCCCGCTCGTTGATCACCATCGTCCCGGTCCCGCCCGGATGCGCGATCCGGACGGTCGGCAGCTGCTTCGACATGCTGGCTCCCCTCGATGTGCGTGCGCCGTGCTACCGGCCGACCGCGATGTAGTTCACCTTCGCGCCGAAGGACGACGCCGCCGGATTGAACGGGCTCGACGCCGCCGTGTCGAAGGACTTCAGGACGAACGTCCCGCCGCTCGCGGGGACCGCCGCCGAGACCGCCCCGGTGTTGCTGTCCGGCGCGCCGTCGAGGGAGACCACGATGGCGTAGATCTCCTTGAGCCCGGTGTCGATGCTGTGGTTCGCGGACGTGGTCGTGACCTGCCCGTAGGCGATCTTGACCTGATCGGTCTTCGTGTTCGGGCTGAAGACGCCGTTCTTCGCGCTCATGCTGGGACTCCTGTCTCGTCGTGGTGAAGGCCGAGGGCGGACCCGAGGGTCCGCCCGTCAGGTGTCAGTCCGTCGGACTGCCTATCCGGCCAGGACGACGCCCAGCTCGCGCCGGACCGTCTTGATCCCGTAGAGCACGTCGTAGGCGAACCGCGTCCGCTTGTGCTCGCGGGTGACCTCCAGCCGGAGCGCGATCCCCGAGATGGGGTCCGTCAGGCTGAAGAACTTCCCGAGCGCGAACGGGTCGGCCCCGTCGAAGGGACGGGTCACGAGCGCGATCGCCATCGGGTGGAACAGGAGGTTGACCGCGTAGCTGCCCGCGAACGTCACGGCCGCGTTGTCGACCTGGGCCACGGCCAGGGCAGGCTCGAACGAGACGTCCGAGTCCGTGCCGACGAGCGCCGTCGCGGCGGTCACGACGTAGTGCGTGGTGTCCCCGGCGAGGGTGAAGTGGTCGCCCGCGATCGGCCGACCGGTCAGCCCGTCCATGTGCACCGTCTTGACGCCGGTCGCGTAGCCCGCGCCGAAGTCGATCAGCGGGGTCCCGGACGCGCCCTGGGTGTGCTCGGGCGCGTTCTGCGACATCATCCAGCGGGCCCCGAGCTTGTTGTTGATCTGGCCGTTGACGATGCCGTCGATCGAGCCGGAGAACGAGGCGTCCTGGAAGGCCCGGAGGTTCAGGGCATTGGCCTCCGCGTCGGTGTTGATCACCATGTAGCGGGGGTCCATCGGCGCGAGCTGCTCGTTCAGCTCCCGGCGCGCGTCGGTGTAGTCCGACGTGTCGGTCGCGAACGGCGTGACCCCCGGGGTCCCGGCGAACCCGTAGAAGTTCACGTACTCCGCCCAGATGGCGCGGTCCAGCGTGTTGGCGATCGCCTTGATGGCCTCCGACGCCTGCATGGGCAGGAAGTTCTCCTGCGCGTCGATCTGGGTCATCTCCTTGTCGGTCAGGTAGAAGGGCGCTTCCTTCCACTGGTCGACTTCGAGCTGGACCTCAGTCAGGGCCGTGTCGGCGGTCGAGGGCGGCGTGTTCGCGGGGACGACGTCCTGGACCGTCACGGCGGACGGGACCGGGATCGTGACCGTCGAGAACTGCTTGCCGGGCTGGTCTTCGTACGCCCGGTTGACCAGTCGGGGCATGCGCGCCTCCTGGCGGAGGGCCATCAGCCCACGGGCGACGAGCTTCGGGAGGAGTGTAGCGATATCGTTGGGCACGGGCGGGGACTCCTTGTGATGGCATCACGGGAGCCCCCCCGGGGCGCGGGACCGGCCCTCCCACCGGGAGGACGGGCGCGGACAGCCTGCTACTGTCCTTCGTGTCTGATGCGGTGGTTAACGCAGTGCGCTCGCCGGGACTGCCTTCCCGGATGCGATGTCCGCTACGTTCTGCGACAGCACGGTCGGGTCGTCCGGAAGGACGCGACGGCCGCTCTGGTCCGTCGACGGGACCTGCTTCCCGTCGTTGCGGGCCCCGCCGCCCGAGGACCCCTTGTAGAACTCAGAGATCGTCGGGTCGACAGGAGCGATCTCGGTCGCCCACTCCTCGGCCGTCATGCGCTCTGCGGCCTTCCCGCGTCGCGCCGAGTAGAGCGGGACCTCCTTGCCGTCGTGGTCCCGCTTGACCCCGACGAGCTGCTCGGCTTCGAGCTTGAAGAACGGCTTCGCCTCGGAGAGCCAGTGCTTCCGCATGTTCTCCTTGACGCCAGCCTTCACGCCGACCTCCCAGAGCTTGTCCTCCAGGAGTTTGTCCTGGTACTTCTGCTCGGCCTGGGCGCGCGCCTCGGCCTGCTGCTTCAACTGTGTCTGGATCGGCTCGACCGCCGCGTCGACGGCCTGCTTGATCTGGACCTCGACGGCGGTCGTGTCCGGCGTCTTGCGCTTGAGGCTCTCGACCTCGGTCTGGAGGGTCCGGTACTTCTCGGGGTCGACGTCCTTGTACTTCGCCTTGAGCGAGTCGTTCTCGCGCGCGAGCCGGACGTTGTTGTCGCGGAACTCCGCGATCTTCGTGTTGACCTCGGTCAGCTCCTCCTCGGGGACCATGCCGTCCACGTCGAGGACGTACTCGGAGCCGGAAGCCTTGTAGAAGGGTCGCTCGATCTCCTTGACGTCGTCGAGCTTCGAGATGCGCGCCTTGAGTGCCATGTGTGGCAGCGAGATTAGCCCCGCCGCATGGCCCCGTTGGTTTTGGTGTTACTTTTTGGTCGAGGGCGCGACGGACCGATGCCAGATGAGGAGGCGGACGGCGGCGGCGATGATGTTGCTGATCGGGACGTCGTTCTTGCGCGACATCTGGCACAGGTGGGCGTGGAGGTTCGGGGCCATCGTGATCGAGAACCTCACGGCGTGCTCAGACTCCGGCTTCCTGGGCCGTCCCCCCTTACGGCTCGCGCCCATCCCAGCGGTTTCCCTTCCTCGAATTGCAGGCCCCGTGGGCGAGTTGGACGTTTGCTCGAACATGGGTTCCGCCCCGGCTGATCGGCCGTCGATGGTCGATCGTGAAGGTCTCGAACGGGACCGGGCGTTTACAGATCCCGCAAATCCCGAGTTCCTGATGGTAGACCGCCCTGATGTCGACATGGTCCCAGACGACCCCGGCCTCGCGGGCGCGGCCCTCGTGGCTGCTCTCCATGTTGCGGATCCGCTGCGCGGGAGGTCCGCCGATGTAGTACCTCGGGCGGTTCGGACGCCCACGGGCCTCGACCACCAGCTGTTCGTAGTACTCCTGCCCGGTCATCACGACGCGATGTCCTCGCGGAGCTTCGACTGCAGCAGGGATGCGACCGTCTCCGGTAGGATGCGCGCCATCGCCCGTCGGCAGTGGTCGCACGGGAGGAACCGGCAGCAGGGGCTCCCCGCCGCCGTGTCA